GAGCAGCTGGCCCGAGAGCCCGGCGGCGATGCCCTGCACATTCAGCAGCGCCGCGTTGTTCAGATACAGCGTGAGCGGCCCGGTGCCGGTCGGCAGCGCGAGCGCCGTCACGGTCCCGGTCGTGGTCGGCGCCGAAGGGTTGACGAACGCGGCGGCGATCGCCGCGTCGATCGCCGTGTCATGCAGCGTTTCCCAGGCGTTGTTCCAGACCGTGCCGTCGATGCGCGTCCCGCTGTCGTCGGTGATCGTGGGATGGGTCATGCCCATGGCTTACGCGCCTCCTCGGGCACGACGGAGCAGCATTTCGAGGGTGTAGCGGACCGAGGACGCGACCACCTGCCGGGTGGGCCAGCGCGCCGGGAGATAGCCGGTGCTGGTGACCGAGAGAATGCGGAACGTGCCCACGGTGCTCGTCGGCGCCGCCGGCAGGTTCACGCCGCTGCTGCGGCCGGCGTGCGTGTTGAGGTCGCGCGTCGTGTAGGCGACGCTGACGGCGAGCGCACTGCGCAGGGCGAGCTGGGCGGTGCCGCGCGCCCGGGCTTCCGTTTCCGAGATCCGGCCGTCCTGGATGACCGTGCCTTCGATGATGCCGTCGTCGACGAGCGGCAGCATCAACAGGGCGATCACCGCCTGCGCCGCGACGTCGTCGACGACCACGCGCAGGTTGACTGGATCGCCTTGCTTGATGGTGTAGAGAATGGCCCCGACACCGCTCGCCGGAATGCCGGTCAGCGCCGGCGCCGGATCGAGGTGCTCGCCATACTGCATCGTGTTGACGATCGCGCCGCGGCCGCTGGCCGGGATGCCGGTCAGCGTGTTGCCGCTGACCCCGGTGTAGCGAATGAATTGCGTCCCGTTGATCGCCCAGCCGCCCGTCGCGCTGAAGCGTCCGGCGTTCGAGGTCTCGACCGACGTCGCGCCGGCGAGGACTTTGCCGACCACGGTCGAGAGGCCGGACGTGTCCACGGCCGGGGCGTTGGCGCCGAGCGTCGCGTCGGCGAAGGTGTCGACGAACGGGCCGGTCGAGGTGTTGTTCGCGATCGTGGTCAAGAGCTTGAGCTGCGCGGCGCCGGCGGCCGTCCGGTACACCTCGCGATACGTCGTGCCCGTCGGCCCGAGGGCGATGCCGGTCACCGACGCGCCGCCGTAGTTCGCCGTGTTCGCGCCCGGCGGATTGACTTGCGTGACCAGCACGGCATCGGTCATGACGCCAACGATCAACTCCGCCGTGGGGTTCAGGACGAAGTTCCCCACCGTGCTCGTCGTTTCCAGGTAGTAGGTCGCGCCGTTCCCGATGGTGCGATACACCCGCACGAGGGTCGCGTTGCTGACGCCGCTGCTGGCCAGGCCGGCCGCTTGTAAGCCCGCCGTATGTCCGGTACCCACGAGCCCGGCGGACGCGGTCCCCGCGGTGGTCTCATGCGTCGCATCCGTGGCCAAGGTCAGCAGCCACTTATAGGTTTGCCCGACGAGGAGGGCCCCCGCGGTCGGCGGGCTATCGGTGACGGTGGGCGCGGCCGGCGGCGGAATGGTCGTCGTATCGGTCGTGATCGAGGCGAGCGGACTCGGCAGGCTCGTCCCCGCGCCCGTCCCGAAGACGTAGGCGTACTGATGCACGCCGGACTCGACGCTGCCGCCGCCCGCCGTCAGGACCGGCGCGACGGCGGGCGCGGCGGACGGCCCGACGATGGACCCCGCGCCCCCGAGCTGCACGCCGGTATAGGGGACGCGTTGCGGCCCGCTGACGACGGTGCCGCCGGTCGAGTTGTACCAGCTGGCATCCTCGACCGGCAGCATCGTCTCGCCGGCCGGCACTTCGATCAGCGCCGTCGAGCCGCCGCCTTCGACCGGCTGCCGCGTAATGACCTGGCTGAGATCGCGCGTCGCGCTGAAGTCGTTCAGTTCCGCGAGCAGCGCCGTAGCCGGCGTCAGGACGATCGGGTCGGTCTGGGTCGGATCCGCGCTGATCCCGAAGCGCACATCCTTGAGATAGGTGGCCTTCCAGTAGGCGCCGAGCCGCTGGGCGAGACTGCCGAGCGCTGCGGCGAGCGTTTGATTCGTGACCGTGAATTCGTCGAGGACCGCCAGGTTCTCTTCGACGCGCAGCGACGTGAACCCCGGGGCGAGCGCGATGATCGCTCGCGCAATGACGGTGCCCGACGTCGTCGTCCAGCGCTGGGTGATCGAGCGGCGGGTCAGCTGCCAGGTGTAGTCGATGACGTTGACGGCGTCCTGGCCGTTGAGCGGCGAGCCCTCGTTGGTCTGCGCGTCGGTGAGGATCGTCCCGGCGAACTCGCGTTCGGCATTGTTGATCGAGCCGAGCGTGATGACGACGTCCTGCCCATCGGTCGGCGTGAAGCCGCGGACCGCGAACGCCGCCGTATTCGGCGTCTCGCCTTCGGTCTCCGTGATCGTCAACGTCTCGTTCTTGACGCGCTGCGCGCTGACGGCCCGCGCGTTGGCGTACTGGACGCCGGCGATGGCCACGTACGTGAACTGCGAATGGTCGTTGGCCCGGCTCGCGCCGGCGCGCATCACGCCCGCCTGCGCATACATCGCGGACGCTTCGCCGACGGCGAGGCTGGCCACTAGAACCGCTCTCCGATGTTGCGCTGCCGGATCATCAGCGCGTTGCCGACGGCCGCCGCGATCTGCGGCGCCGACGCCAGGGGGCTATTCACATGGATGTGGAGGTGGGTCTCGCCGCCACCGATCGCGCCGCCGGCGCGGTCGAGCGGCACGATCGCTTCCCGCCCATGCAGCATCGCCAACGTGCCCGCGCCAAAGTCGCCGACGCCGCCCTCTTTGAAGCCCGGGACGGCCGGCCCTTTGTGCGCGAAGAGCGGATCGTTGCCGTTGATCGGCAACCCCCACGACATCAGGAACGCGATCTGCGCCGCCTGCGCGAGCGAGTACCCGTCGTGCAACCACACCCGGATGTTCTCCGGGACTTTGGCCCGGCCCGCGTCGGTCGCGAGGTCGTACTCGGTGGAATTGCCCTGCGCGCGGTTCTCGGCTTTCCGCTTCGCCTCGGCCGCGGCGAGCTCCTGGGTTTCCTTTTTCGATTTGGCCTTCGCGGCGGCAAGCTGGTCTTCGGCGACGCGCGCCTCGTCGATGGCTTTGGTCGCGTCGCGCCGGGCGTCCGCCGATCGCTTCTGCTCTTCGGTTTCGTCCTTGAGGGAGGAGGCGACGGATTTGACTTGCGCATCGGTCAGCCCGTACGCCTCGGCGAGCGCCTTCTGCGAGACGCCGGCCTGCAGATAGAACTTGATCCCTTCGACCACCGCGCCGTCGATCGTGTCCAGCGTGCCTTTCCAGCCGGCCCCGACAGAATTCAATTCCCCCATCGCGGCGCGGAACGGCGCCATGGCCGCGATCTCCTCCTCGAGGTGCTTCAGCTGGAGTTTGTTGGCCGCCTGGATGACGTCGCTCGCCGCCTTCTCGGCGTCGGCCAGGCGTTTGGTCTCGGCGGCGGCGACCGTGGAGGCGGTGGCTTTGTCCTTCAGCGTTTTCGTGTTGAAGACGATCGCGTCCGTATAACTGATCGTGGCGTCCGCCCCGTCGCGAATGGCTTTGTTGATCGTGTCCTGCTGGGCGCCGGCGGTCTGCCCCGCGAGATCGCCCCAGCCCAGCAGCTTCGCCGTCGCGCTGCCGATGGCTTTATCGAGATCGAAGAACTCCGCGATGGCGCGGCCGATCTTCCAGCCCGCCACGCCGGCGCCGACGACGAGGCCCGCGGTCGCGACCATCCCCAACTGGCTGGCGGTTTTCCCGGACGCGTCCCCCAGGTCCAGCAACCCGCTGATTTCGGGGCCGAGATTGATCCCGACCGCCCGGAGCACGCCGTCGAACGCCGAGAACGACCCGCGCAGGTTGTCGGCGTGCGACGCGGCGTCCTTCGTCGCATCCGCCACCTGTTGCATCCCGACGGGCGCTTCCTTACCCAGCGCCCGGTACTTCTCGAGCGCGCGCTCGAGGATGTTGTTGACGCGCGCCTGCTCGGCCCCGGTCAGGCTGGTGAGGCCGTTCACCTGCGTGAGCGCGGCCATCACGTTGTTCGCCTGCTGCATCAGCTTGTCGCCGGAGAACGACGCGGCCATCTTCCCCATCGCGGCCGTCGTGGTCTCGATCTGGGAGCGGCCCTCCGCGAGGTTCGCGCGCAGCTCGTCGAGCGTGGCGGCGACGCGGACGATGAGGGTCGGATTACTGGACGACATCTACACTCCCAGCCCGAGTTCGTCGATCGCCTCCTGGACGGCCTCGCGTGATCGGCGGTCGTGCGCCCCCTCTTCGAGCCGCGCCGACACGAACAGGAACGGTCTCGCGGTCATATACTTCGTCCCGAACTCGAGAAAGCTGCCGATGTGCTGCCGCCCGTTGCCGACGTAGATCACGTAGCCGTCGCCGTTGCGCGTTTCCTCGACGGTGATGGCGTCCCCGGTGCGTCCGGTGCGGCGCTTAATCCGTGCGCCCGCTTCCGTCGCGATCTTGTCGGCCGTCACCTTCGCGTTCGCCTTGAGGTGGGCGTGCACGGCATCCCCGAGTTGATCCCAGGCGGCGAGGAGGGCCGCGTCGTCGACGGTGATGGTGAAGTTATCCGCCATGGCGGGCCGCAATCTCCTCGGCGGCGAGCTCGTGTTCGATTTCCTTGGCCAGCGTTCTCAGGCGTGAGGTCCGCCAGCCGTGCACGTCCGGGTCAGTCTCGTTCGCGGTCACCGCGGCGGCGAAGGCACGGGCTTCGATGATCTCTTCCAGGAACCCGACCGGCAGCCGCTGCTGTTCTGCCCAGATCGCCGTCGGTAAGGCGCCGCCGAATTCTTCCGACAGTCGCCCGTAGTAGCGCGTCAGGGGTTGCGGCCCGGTGCCGATCAGGGATCGGTACAGGACCGTCAGGCGTTTTTTTGGGCGACCTCCGCGTCCTCGGCGGTCGCGTAGAACAGGTGCGGCTTGGTCAGGCGCAGCACTTCGGTCGCCATGAAGTCGACGCCCTCGTCGTCCAGGTCCTCGATCGCGTCGACGACCTGATCTGGCTGGCCCTCGACTTTCACCGTGACCGGCTTGATCGGTTGTGGGTAACTCCAGGCGACGAGCCCGGCGCGGACCAGCGCGTACCGGTCGAACCCGGTCAATGGATCCCTGATGGCTTTGAGCACCTCGGGGTCCGTCGCGCCGCCGGTGGCCAACATCCGCCTGAAGCTCGCCGACCACAACCGCGGGTCCCCGGTCGCGAGGCTGTCTCGGTGTTCTTCCTGCACGCGCGCGATCTGCCGCCCGGTGAGCTTGCGCACCACGATCCAGTGCGGCGGGTCGAACTTCAGCGGAATCGGATCCGACTGTGTCAGGGACGCGAAGGGGTTGCCCATGCGTCTACGTCCAGACGCCGGCGCCGGTCGGCTGGAGGGTCGATTCGAACCCGGTCAGCTTGCCGTTGTTCGGCGCGACCTTGTACTTGTTGAGCCAGCACGACACGGTGAAGGTCTTCGAGTCCCCGAACACGATCACCAGCACGCGCGGCGTCGACGTCGGCAGCGCGTCGGCATCGCCGGGCCGTAACACCACGTGCGGGCCGGTGGTCGCGGTCGTATCGAACAGGCCCTTGACGGGAATCGGCGCCACCTTCCGCATGCCGGTCGGCGCGAACTCGCGCCACAGATCGCCGAACGCCTCGGACGACTGCAGCTCGACTTCGATTTCCGCGCCGCCGAGCTCCATGACGAAGCCGGTGATGAGGCGCGGCGTGGCGCCGCTGTCGGTGAGGCTGACGGTGACGACGGTCGAACCCTGAATGCCTACGGCCATGATGGACTCCTGCTAATTCCGCTTGAACCCGACGAACGGCGTGATCGACCCGGCGCCGGTCACGTCGCCGTTGAAACAGAGGTAGCGATCAATGACTCCCGCAACGGTGAGCCGCTCGGCCGCCGGCGCCGCGGTGACGTTGGTGAAGGTGATCGCGTCCGCGTACGTGATGTCGTCGGGCGACATGCGGATCTTCCCGATGAAGCCCGAGAAGCCCGAGAACGCGCTGACGAACTGGTAGCCGACGCCGCCGAGCCGCGTGTTTGCCCGCACGAACGAGCCGCCGGTGCCCGCGATCGTCACGTTGACCGGCACCGAGAAACTCGTGGTCGAGATCACGGTGACCGTGCGCTGGCCGTTGATCGTCGGGCTCGAGGTGATCACCCCACTGATCAGGATGATGTCGCCGGTCGTCAGGCCATGCGGCACCGGCGTCGTCACGACACTCGGATTCGCCAGCGTGTTGCTGGTGATCGGGATGACGGTCTGATTCGCGTCGAGCGTGTAGTCGACGCTGGCGCCGTCGGTTTTCGTGTTCCAGTCGACCGTCTT